TCTTCCTTTTTCCAAACCATACCTTTTTAGGCGGTATTGAATCATCATGGAAGTATAAAGCATTTGCAACCGGATTTGCATATTTATTGTAAACAATCGTATCAATAACCAAAAGTTTAGTCTCCAGATACGCTTTTTCATTAACTGGATGGTGGGACTCATCTTGCACAGCAAACTGATTATTAGCATAAACGACAGAGCATACAGAATTACCCCAAAGACCAGAATGTAACCTATTACGTATAACATTAATGACTCCAACTTTTTCCTCCAATGTTCTTGTATTAACTTCGTGATAAACAGCAGTTGCATAACACGCTATATCTAGTTCTAAATGGTGCATATCCATTATAGTCCTTTCATGATTTTCTTGTGTCTAGTAATCCCATACAAGCGTATAATTCTATTACAAATCTAAAAGAAAGGAGAACCGCTATGTGGACATCACCAACAGCAACAGAAATGCGTTTTGGCTTTGAAGTAACAATGTACGTAATGAACAAGTAATTGTTATGCTTATGGGGATGCTCCTAGAAAGGAACATCCTCATCTGCACCTTCTACTGCTGGTTTACTTCTTGTTTCACCCTGAGTTTCTTTCATCTGTACAGAACCACTAATAAACTTACCATTAGCACCTTCTCTTACCCAACCTGATAAAGTAAATTCAATGCCATCAAGGTTGAGCTTTCCTCGGTAGTCTGGTCGGCGTGGATTGTCTCCCTTATCGTTCTTGTTTAATGTAAACGTGTTTGTGTTATCGTATTGCGCCATATACTACTCCTTTAGTTTTAAAATTGTTTGGTCTACTTCGTTTAGGAACTTAACCACTTCAGCTTCTAGTTCTGCAATATAATCATTATCCCTGTCAACCCTAGAAACAAAGAGTTGTAATTCTACAGGGAAATTAGGATTGTAGCTAATAAAATCTACCCACTTAGCACCAGTACAAGCTAATTGCCATTGCATTTGTGGTATGTATTTACTAGGAACTGACTTGCTCATAAGCGTATTAGTATGGGTTGTTTCTATAGGACACTTAATCTCTATAAGACCTGCATACTTACCTTCCTCTTCTGCATTTACTGCACCGTCAGGACTAGCACCACTATTCTTAATAACAGGATGGTCAAAGAAACCTACTTCTGTTACAGATACCCCTTTAGATTGCACATAAAGCTCTCTAGCAGCACTTTCTCTTTCAATCCCATCTAACATAGCCTGGTTTACAAAACTATCGCCTTTCTTACCTGTAAGACGTTCTGATACCAATTGAACAAGGTAGTTTTGACGTGATGTAGATACGCCTGTTTTAGTCTTGGCGATAACATCCGATATTCTGGATGCTGTCACCTTGCCTAGTCTTTGTTGAAACCACTCATCTGTACGCTGTTCTATCATAGAAAGTCCTTACTAGATACAGCCTTTAGAGTTGGTTGTTCTGACTCTGGAATATCCTCACCGCTATAGATGTATAAGCCAATACCATGTAATGCAATAGCCTTAGCTAGACATCTTTGCATAGCTGTATTAACTGCCATAGCATCTGGATTAGGAATAGCTTGGTTTCTAAAGTTAAGCACAGGTAATTGTGATGTCATAGACTTGCCAAACGCATGAACTGTGCAGAATACCATAAGTGTTTCACCAAACTGTTTAGGTTCGCCATAAGTCCATGTTGCAGTTGGGTCTTGCTGTAGAAGAGTATCCACAGCCCAAGCCCATGATAAATATGATAGACCATTCTTTTTCTCAATGTGGTCTGATACATTGATTTTACGTAGTTCGTTATAGTTCATTTTTGCTCTCTCCTCTTGTTGATGTTGTTGCATCATTACTTGGTCGTAAAATTGTTGTTGTGACATTTTCTCTCTCCCATTTATCGTTATCTAGTTTAATTTCTTCATTCAATTGTTTAAGAATATTTGCTATTGCTTCTAAACCATTCGCCATATTATATACCCCCAAAACACAAAAAGGAATAGCCATAGGTATTTATTCATATTGCACCTGCCAACTTACCCATAACCCATATACATAAAGCAACATAACACCAGAAAGCTATTGCAGTAATAATCATTGTTTTAATTTTCATAATTATCTCCCATATCCAAAAGCTGTTTCATATTTAGGTTGACCATCCCAAAGATACGCATTTGAGAAGCTAGTAATTTTAACACTATTTTGCTTGCCATTTACAACTTTTAACATTGGCTCACCTTTTTCTTCACCAGCTACCATATAATCAGCACCAGTACTTTGTTCAGCAACTACTGCTGTCATAGGAACAATTTTAATTCTATTATTACCTACAACTTCTTTTACTTTGTAGAAATCTACTTGAGTTTGGTCATAACCCCAACTGCAATATAGAATGTCACCTTCTTTTAGATCAGTAGGAGCAAGTCTTTCAGCTTTGTATTTTGCAACTTCTGCAGCTCTAGCAATTCTGTTATTAACAGTTTTAGCAACTTGAGCCAACATAGCTTCTTCGCTTCTAAATAAATAATACCAAGTAGCATTAACAGCTTTACCAGCAAAACAAATAGCAGACCATTTACCATCTGCACCATTGTTTGTGTAAACCACAACATCTGCTGGATTGTCAATTACTAAAGGAACATAACCTTCTGGAATGTATCTTTCTTTTTTAACTGCCATTTTTTCTCTCCTTGTTATTTAATTACTATATACACAGTATATACACATTAAAAATAAATGCAATACTTTTTTTAACTATTTTTCTTTAATTAAACCTCTAGCTATTGTTGCAGTTGGAACGCTATAATCAGTCACAACTTGACCTAAAAATACATGGGTTGCACAGTATTGCGTTTTAACTAATTCATTTTTATTGTTGTAAGTCTTAAAAACATCTATTACTGTACATTCACTAGGAAATTTACCTCCGGTCATAAATTTAGTACCTATTGGATACTCCATTATGCAACCTCACTTTCTTCCCATGTATTGCCATTTGCTATACATTTAACACCAGGACCGCCAGTAAGTGCATATTGTTTAAATGGTTCTGGTTTATCTGCTTTCTTACCTTTTAACACTATTTTTGCAGCTTCAAGTCTTTTCCAATCTTCTGGAGTATTTAAGTAAGTTAGCATTTGTAAAGCCTTGACCATGTTTTTTAGTGCATAAGTAGGTTGATTTCCTACAATTTTTTTAGCTTCTGCGTAGTTCATACTTCCTCCTCTTCTTTTTTTGTATAACTATTAATAATTTTCTCTCCTGTTGAGTTGTCAAGATAAACAACCCAGTCACCTATGGTTACGTAAACGCAACCATTATTTTCTCCTTCACCTTGTCTTACGTCAATATTTACTTGCATTATGCGTTCTCCTTATTTAATACATCAAAAATAATTGCTTTGGCACAGTTAATAAATTGTCTAGCTTGGTTTGCTTGTTGAGGGCTTACCCATCCATCATTACCGTTATTAAGATCAGCACCAATAACTTCTTGAGCATCACTTAACATACCAGCAGCAAACATCATTTCAGTACCAGGAAATGCTTGCTCTTTAACCATTGCAAATAATTGAGCTTTTGACATACCGTATGCTTGCTTTTCCCAGGCTAACTTTTCTTGTTCTGTTTTCATTTTTCTCTCCTTGTTATTTAATTACTACAAACGAACTATAGCACGTACAAAAAAATATACAATAGCTATATAATAAATATATACAAATAATTTTAAATAAATATCTTGCAAATGAAAATTAGCTGTGATAATGTTTTTTGAAATATTTTAACCACAGGAGAAGAACCATGAAAGTCCGCAACTGGAGCAAGTTTCAGCATTTTAAGAATAAATCATCTATGATTTGGTTTAAGGTTTATGGCAGGGATATTATCAATGATCCTGATTGGCATGAGCTTAATTCTGACCAAAAATCAACCCTATTTGAATTATGGTGTTTAGCATCTGAACGTAATGGAGAGCTTCCAGATTTAAGAAAAATATGCTTTAGGTTACATAAAGAACCAGAATATATTACCTCTATGTTAAATAGCCTGAAGGACTGGTTTGACGGTGATTTAGAGAAAATTATACACAAAGAATATAAAGAGTATGCTAGAGAGGAGAAGATAGTAGATGATATGAGAAAAGAAAAGAAGAAATTAGAAGAGAAGATAACCTTTATTAAGGCATTATCATGAACATAAATGACTTCCTAGGATACTTTGAAAAGTCTTATAGATCTGGTAAGGATGAATACCAATGTTTATGTCCAGCTCATAATGATAGAACTGCATCTTTAAGTATTAAGAATTTATCAGATGGTAGAATCTTAATTCATTGCTTTGCAGGCTGTGCTGCTAATGATATATTGGGAGCTGTAGGTTTAACATTTGACGATATTGTTCCAAAGCGTATTGGTGATTTTAAGCCTGTTTCAAAACCTTTTAATCCTTATGCTGTATTAAAAGCTATATCAAATGAAACTTTGCTTGTAGCATTAGCTGGATTAGAATTATCTAATGGAAAAACTTTACCACAAGAAGATAAAGATAGATTATTAACTGCTGTAAATAGATTGAGAGAGGCTTACGAATTATGTCATTAGATGAAAAAGTTGAGAACCTAATTGTAAATGAGGATAAAATAAAGAATTATTTTTTTAGAAGAGAAAGTGATGAGTATCGTAAAATTAAAAGTCCAGATACTTTTATTGAATCTACTATTGGATATTTTTCTGGTGAAATACAAAGTGGTGCGTATCTTCCGTTTGATAAAGCAGAAAATTTTAGGTTAAGATTAGGGGAAGTAACAACGTGGTCAGGTTATAGCGGTCATGGCAAAAGTATGCTATTGAGCTATGTAACGCTTAAACTAATTGAGAACTATAAAGTTATGATCTGTTCTTTTGAGATGAGCTGTAGAAGTACATTAGCTAGGTATATTCGTCAGTCTGTAGGAACTAACGAACCAACAGAAACTGCGATAACTCAGTTCTGCAATGATGCAACTGGAAAATTATTTTTATACGATCAGTTAGGATCTACTAACCCTACTGCGGTATTATCTGTAATTTATTATGGAGCTGAGCAACTAGGCATCCAGCATTTTGTGGTAGATAGTTTAATGAAGTGTTCTATTAATGAAGATGATTATAATGGTCAGAAGAAATTTGTTGACCAACTCTGTATTGCATCAAGGGATTTGAATGTGCATATACATTTAGTGGCTCATAGTAGAAAAACAATAGACGAAACCACTCATACACCAAGCAAGTTTGATGTGGCAGGATCTGCGACCATTACAAATTTAGTGGACAATTGTGTTTCGGTGTATCGTAATAAGAAAAAAGAAAAAGATTTATTAGAAGGTAAATTAAGTGAAGAAGATGCTAAGATTGTTCCAGATGGATTTATGGCTGTGAATAAACAAAGGCACTTTGAATGGGAAGGCTCTATTCCATTGTGGTTTAATTCTAAGTCTTTACGCTACAAGGACAAACCATGACTATAAATGATTTTATAAAAGAATGTAAAAAAGTATTTGGCAACGATATTCAATACAAAGCAACTTCTAAAGACGGACAAATATTTAAAACGAAAGGATGGAGAGATGATAAAGTGGTCACTAACACAACAAAACCTACCAATGCTTTACGAGAAATTAAAAGCTCTTGATTTTACTAAACGTTGGCGTGTTACAGTAACAGACGCTAAACTTAATCGCAGTCATGAACAAAATGAAAGATTATGGGAGCTTTATACAAGCATTTCTAGGCATACAGGAATTGACAAAGATCAAATTCATGAACTTATGGGTTACAAATTTTTAAGAGAACAAAAAATTATAGCTGGAATGCCTTGTGAAATTATAAAATCAACCACAAAGTTGACAACTTCTCAAATGTCAGAATATCAAAACTCAATAGAAATTTGGGCGCAAAGCAATTTAGGTTGGATGTGGGATTACGAATGATATATCGCAACCCTAAAATAATTAAAATTTTAAGAGAGTTACCTTGCCAACATTGTGGTATTATGTCTGAAACAGTTTGTGCAGCACATAGAAATGAGGGTAAGGGTATGGGAATTAAAGTATCAGACGCATTGTGTGCAGCATTATGTATAGAGTGTCATGTTAAACTTGATAATGGTAAAGAACTTACAAAAGAAGAACGTAGAGATATGTGGAATAGAGCATATATAAAAACTATGCAGTATCTTTGGGAACATGAAATGATAGGAGTATTATAATGGGTAAAGGAAGCGCACCTAGACCATTTACAGATAGAGAAGTATTTGAGTCTAACTTTGATAAAATATTTAAGTCTAAAAAGAATAGTGATGATGTATCACCACACGCTTATGAATACGAGCTTAATAAATCTACAGGTGAAGTAGAAAAAACATATTCTAGGATAGATGTAATATCTCAGAATGGAAACGAAGGATTGCACTATCCTGAGTCTTTAGAGCAAGGAACATTTAAGCCTAACGAAAGCCAATTTGATGGCAAGTAAATCACCTACGCAATTATCATTAGCTAAATTAAGGGAAGAAGGATATACAGTAGCAGTAGTAGAACATTGGAACGCATTTGCAAGAATAAGACAAGACCTATTTGGTTTTATAGATTTACTAGCTTTAAAGGGTAAAGAAGTATTAGCAGTACAAACAACGTCAGCAAGTAACATGAGTGCTAGATGTAAAAAAATAGCAGACCACGAAAATGTAGGTGCAGTTCGTGAAGCTGGTTGGACTATTCATGTACATGGCTGGCATCAAGATGATAAAAGGAAATGGCATTGCAAAGTGAAAGATGTATCGTGAAAGAAAAGATATTAGAATATCTTACAGAACCACGAACCATAAACCAAATAGCGAAACATATAGATTCTAATTATCCTATTACAAAGAACATACTTGTAGAGATGAGAGATGCAAATGTTATCCATGCTTATAAAGATAATCAAAATAGGCTTATGCACTATTACGTTCCACAACCACATCCATTACAAACTATATTTGGGCATACAGTAAACTTTACACAAGACCAGATAAAAGGCATTACAAGTCATAATGCAGATGACGCTAAACATAATCTACAACACAAGACTACACAAGAAACTTATGGAGAAAGCGTAGCATATACGCTAACAAGATATGATTAGCATGGAACGCTTATTATCCATTTTGGATGATTGGGCTTTATGGATGAAGTCGGATAATCATAAGCTAGGTTATCCATCTAAAAGCATAGGTATGTCATCTGGTGGTGAGTCTACAAGTGATGTGTTTGAAGAAATGTGTTCTGCTCAAGACATGTCTAATGTACGTACAGTTCACGCTATCATACATAGCCTTGAAAAAGGACAGCAAGAAGCTATATATGCTAAATATCTTGGTGCTAAAAAGCCATTAGCTTACGAATGGAATATAGATATGGCATACGATAATCTTTTGGTTATTGCTGGAAGAAGGATAAACGCATAAACTTGTTGAACAAAAGCACCAAAGTATGCTATAATAACGCCTATGTGGACAACTCCTGTCCGTTAATAATGTAATCCCACAAAAGCCTGACTGCACTCTCTCCGCGGTTGGGCTTTTTCTTTTTATGAAACTATCTATTTGCGAACAATGCGGTGAACCATTTGACTTCACCGAATACTCTTTATGTAACGATTGTAGATACGATCACAGATTTATTAAATTAAGGAAAAGATATGAAGAAGCCAACAACGAAAAAAGGCAAGATGGCGAAGGTGAGCAAGGTAATGAAGGAATTTAAAGCAGGAACTTTAAATGTAGGCAAGTCATCAAAAAAAGTGGCAAGCCCTAAGCAAGCGATAGCAATCGCTTTATCACAAGCAGGTATGTCTAAAAAGAAAGGTAAATAAT